GGGTTGCAATCCATGCGCGCGTTTGGTTCCGCTGCGCCGCTTGCGCCTGTTGCGCCCGCTCGTCGCCCTGACGTTGGTTGCGCGCATCAAGCGCGGCCTGTGCTGGCCCCTCAAGGCCCATAACACCCATACGGCCCAAGGCTGGTGCAAGCCGTGCCATTGTGTCGCCAAAAGATTGCCGATTGTAGAACGGTTGCGATGTTTCGCCCTGCGCGTTTGGATCGCGTCTTTGGACGCCTAAAGAGCTTAGAAGCCCTTGTGGTCGCTGCGGTTGCTGTGGCTGTGCCATTTGGTTGACCTCGTTTGATAATATGCCGCCCGTTGGCGCGTTTCTTGTGTTGGGCGGTTGCGCGTTGTTTGTGCTGGCCCGCGCTGGTGTGTTGCCGCGACCCGCATCAGCGTTGCCAAATACATGGTCGCCAATGCGCGCCCAATCGCCACCGTTGCCAATGCCCCAACTTGGCTGAGAAATAGACGGGTTGTAATAGTGCGTTGCGCCGCCTGTTGGGTCGTTGTACTGCCCGCCAATAAGCGCATCAGCCGCAGAATACGCGTCACCGCTTGGCGTCATTGCGGCCATGTCCTGACCCTGCTCGCCGCCAGCGTAACCCGTGACGCTGTTCCATGCCGAGAACTGTCCAGGCTTCATAATAACGCCACGAACGCCGTCGCCATAACCAGACGTTTGCGCGCGGTTCATAATGACAGAACCAGCCGCCAACATTCCGGAACGCCCCTGGTTGCCCGCCTCGGCTTGAAGCGTTCGTGCTAAAAGTTCGCGGTCAGTAAATGCCATCTGCTATTCCCTATCCGCCAACCACCGACGCACCCAATGTCAAGTAGTCAAACAAGCTGGGGTTTCTTGTTGCAGTCTGCGTGTTCTGCCCCATGTTAGCCGCGCCGGTTGCCGCAATGTTTGTTTGCAATGCGTTCATGGGTGCGCCAGTGAAGTTATCATATTGGCCCCTGGACGCGTCGATAAGCATTTGCTGTAGGCCCTGCTGCATTCCGCCCTGCGCCTGCTGCCGATCCGCAATTTGATTGCCAAAGCCAAAGCCAAGGTTGGACAGGCTGCCCATCTGGTTTGAGGCCGCAAGCCGTTGCTGGTTTGCAGACAGGCCCGCATTTTGGTTTGCCATTGACGCTTGGTTCATTGCGCCAGCGTTAAACTGGCCCGCGTTGTTAAAGGCATTCTGGTTTTGCTGCATTGCATTGTTGGCCGCGCCCGCGCCAAACTGGCCCGCTTGGTTGAAAGCCATTTGGTTTTGAGAGGCTGCATTATTGGCCGCGCCTGCACCAAACTGGCCCGCTTGGTTCAAGGCATTCTGGTTTTGGAAGGCAGCGGCGTTAGACGCGCCTGCACCAAACTGTCCCGCTTGGTTGAGGGAGTTCTGGTTTGCCATTGACGCGGCATTTGCAGCGCTCGCACCGAATTGGCCCGCATTATTTAGGGAGTTTTGATTTGCCAAAGACGCATTATTCGCTGCAGACGCGCCAAATTGTCTTGCCTGATTAAAGGCGTTTTGATTTGACAATGATGCAGTATTGGCTGCGTTCGCACCGAATTGGCCCGCCTGATTAAGCGCGCCGGAATTAAACTGCTGTGAGGCGAGAGTGTTGCCAGCCGTCTGCCCTTGCGCCGAAAGGTTTGCGCCTTGGTTTGCCAAAGACGCTTGCATCTGGCTTGCAATGTCTTGACCGGCAAGCTGTTGCGCGTTGGCAAAGCCTGACTGGCGAAGACCGGAAGCTGTCCGTGCTGCCTGATCTGCAAACGCGCGGTTTGTTTCGGCTTCCGCTATGCCTTGACGTGATCCACCAAACGCACCCGCGGCAGATGCCGACGCGCCAAGCTGGTTTTGCTGCATCAAGCGCGAACGCTCAATATCGCCAAGGGCCTGCCCGACAACTTGGTTTTCGTATGGGTTTGTATATGCACTAAGGTCTGAGCCAGCAACTTGGCCCGCTTGCACGTTTTGCGCCACGATAGGGGACGCGCCTGCAATTTGCGACGCACCGTATCCCTGAGAATTTGCCGTGGCCGCATCATAGCCCTGCGACCCCGCCAAGGCCGCGTTGTAGCCCTGAGAACCTGTTGTTGCGGCGTTGTAGCCAGTTGATCCAGCCGTAGCAGCGTTGTAGCCTTGGGACCCCATTGTGGCAGCGTTGTAGCCGGTTGATCCTGATGTTGCGGCGTCGTACCCTGTCGGGCTGGCTTGCGGTGCTTGAAAGCCCATCGCCTGTTGCGTGCCGCCGAGCGCTGCGTTGTAAGCCCCCGCCGATTGGTTGTATACGTTCGGCGCGCCTTGTGGTGCCTGTGTCTGTTGTGGGTTTGCTCCGCCTGCCATTTTAATAGTTCCCTGTAATCACGTTGCCTAGTGCGGAAACCCGCCCGCCGCCGCTGTATTGATCGCCAGAAGCACCCGGCCCGCCGCCATCGAACATATCACCAATAGACGAATATCCGCCTATTGATCCGCCGCCGTTATTGCCGCCGCCTGAGCTTTGGTAGCCGTTGCCACCTCCGCCGCCTCCGCCGCCGCCAAAATGAGGGGCCGCTGGTTGCTCCATTGGCATTATTGGCTGATAGCCGCCTTGGCCTGTCTGCGGATTGATAAACATATTTTGGATGGCCGCAAACTGTCCAGGGTTACGCGCCTCAAGCTGTGCGAGCGCTTCCTCATACATTGGTGCGGATGAATAGCCAGACACGCCGCCCGCAAATTGTTGCGCCTGCGGCATTCCTTCCATTCCAGTCAGCCCGCCGCCCGCCATGCCAAAAGCGTTGGCCGCTTGGCCTGTGTTCTGAAAGGATGCCTGCTGCATTGGCGTAAACGCCGCAACGTCTGGCCCGTAGTATGGCACAGGCCCAAGGTTTGCCACATCACGGCCTTGCGCGATATTGCCGCGCGCCGCGTCCTCAAGCCATGCTGGGATTTCTGTTTTGTTTGTTGTGCTACCGCGGCCCATTACAAGCTCCGTTCCATTATTACCATTGTCGGGGACCATCCCCTTTTGTTCAAAACGCGCTGCCAACCAAATCGGCCATTCATCGTTAGGCTTTCGCACCCCTGTGCTTTGCCCCATTCCTCAACGGCCCCAATGGCGTTCGTGATTTGTTCCAAGTCACCCGCTGCCAAGAACACATGCAGAACCTTCTTTTGGGGATATACCACGATTTCTGTGATTGCACACGCCTTTTCTGTAAGCCAAAGTTGCATATGCCCAGTCCTTACGCCATCGGCAATATCGTCAAAGCTGTGAGTGCCGCCGCTGTATTCAAGGGCGGCTTCGATCCATTCGCGATATTCCTCAAGGTTCACCATGTTGACAACGCCACACGCTTCCATGTGTCCGTTGCCGTGCAGACATAAAAGTAACTTGCATCGGTCGCCAAGTGACCAGCCTTGCCCGTTGCCGTGGCACTAGCAGGCGCAGCCACATATGTCCCCATTCGCCGCCAATCGCCGTCTAACGAAACAACAGCATAACCCGCCGCCTCATCCCAAAGCAAAAGGCCGTTATCAGATGCGTTCTGCCCAGATACGCGCCACGTTAGGCGGTCCATTTGCCGCGCAAGATAGTGCCGCAGGTCGTTTGCCCAGACCTTTACGTCAGGCCCGACAACGGGGGGGCGGCTCATCTGCGGCCACCTGGCGTTACATCAAGTCGCATGGTCCCCACACGCCAGTTTGCCAGCCTCTCACCCTCAACGCGCATTCTGATTTGTCGCCCCGTAAAGCGCAAATCTGTAGGGTTTGCCATAGAATAAGGCCCGTGTGACTGCTCGTCGCCGTTAGGATAAAAGCGCGTTTTGAATGTCGCTGATACGTCGCCCTGCGTGATTTCGTCCGGTATCATGCTTGTGACAGACAAAACTTGGTCGCCCGCGCCTATGCTGATTGGTCCGCTTTCGGCAAAGATAGTCGCCCCATCATAGTTCAAACCAACCTCTTGCTCCCAAAGGTTGCCAAGTGAGTCAGACCAGAGGGGATACTTAAATACCCCACGTCCAACGCCGCACGTCCGGTCAATCTCGCCAAACGTCCAATGCCCCTCTTTATAGTCCAGTGTAACATATCTATCACATTCGTTAGACGCGCCAGATGGATAAAACCACCAGACCTCCCCAAATTGCGCCATAGGTACGGCATGAACAAGGCTAGATTGGGACCTGTTCAAGTCGCCAAAAACATAGTCAGCGACCTCACACGGAATTTCTTGAACCGCGCCGCCTGCGTATGAAAAGAAGCCCTCTTGCCCCATCCAGAAAGCGCCCGCGTCAACGGTTGCCAGTGCCTTGCGTGACATGACCCCGCACGACTGCCCAACCCGTTCAAGTCTGTAAACGTAGGGTGGCCCCTCGTATGTTGCCGAATGCGCGTCTTGGTCTGTTAAAATCAAAGCCTGCCCGCGCACGTTAATCCCGCACATGATCTGGCCCGCTGTTTGCAGTTCAATTTCGCCCGCCTCGTTTGTTGCGGCTTCTGCCCAAAGCGTGTTGTCCTCACGGTCAGACCATTTCAGCAATCGTGGGTTGCCGCCCGCGCCAAGTGCAAAAATAAACCGCTCCGCCGTCACCATCATTGCAAGATTGTCCACGGGCGCATTTGCAAGCACAGCCGCAGCCGTTCCCGTGTCAAGTTCCCATTGGTAAATCTTGCCATCTGTTGACGAACACGCAAGGAGGTCTTCGCCCCAGTTATCTAGGGACCACGTTGTTGCCTCGGCAAAGTTGCCCGTGTCAGGGCGGGCCGTGCCAAAGTAGCTTGTGCCGAAGAAACCACCACCAAAGCCCGTGTTGACCGCCGCTATCTCAGCGCCAGACGTAAAGCCTGCGGGTGTGATGTCCGTTGTAATGCCGCCCGCGCTTGTCGTGTAAAGGTTGCTAAACGACCCAACAGCCACGCGCCTATCGCGTGACAGGTCTTCCCACGCAACGACCCCGCGAGGCACGCCAGTGTATGCCGTTTCGGCCCGCAATCTCCACCCACCAACAGGGCGCAACGATCCGTCACGCCAGCGCACCAAGTTCATATCACGCCAGCGGCCCGACTGGTCTAATTCGGTCCCGTTGCGGTATCCGCCAGGCGGTATTTCAAGGGGGATTAAAGGCATGTGTTAAACCTCAATCTTATTTGATGTTCTGTCACGAACACGCCAACCGAAAACAGACACCCCGTTCGTGACTTTTGGAGTAGCGTCACGGGTGACTATTTGCTCCGCTGTGCCTACAGGTTTCTGTGCCTCACTGGTCAAGGCTAAGGATACAAGCGCAAGGTCTGACGCCGAGAGTGGACCGTCTGCCTTAATGCGTCCGTGTTCTTTAAATAGCCGCGTATCAGCTTCGCGGCGATGCACGGGGTAGGTAAATGGCTCGACTGTTAATTGGTACATTGTGCAATCCTTTTAGTGTTTCTGCAATGCTTAGGCATCTGCTGTATCCGTGCTTGGGAAGGCTCTGCCATTACCCCAGATGATACGAACTGCGCCGCCTGCGCCTGCGGGGAAGTCCACCCCACCGCTTCGCCCCTGTGACCCAGACCCAGCACCGTACAGGCCAGCCGTTCCTCCTGTGTTGTTTGTGGGTGTGTCGCCACCGTCTCCACCACCCGAGCCGCCGCCGCCGCCAAAGCCGTATGTGCTTGGACTAGAAATGCCTCCTGCTCCATTTGAGCCTTCGCCGTATAAGTCAACACCACCACCACCGCCACCGCCCACCCAAGTGGTGACAGCACCCACGCCCGCGCCGCCGCCGCCGCCGCCTGAGCCATTTCCTCCGTCAGTATACGGATTTCCATCGACGCCGCCGTCACCGCCATTGCCACTGTACCCACCAGCGCCGCCGCCCGCGTAGCCCCCTTCAGCTCCGCCATTTCCGCCGCCGTCGGCTCCAGAATATGTGCCACCTGCCCCACCGCCAGAACCGCCGTTAGCGGTTATTGTGGAAAAAGAGGAGTTTCCGCCACTATTATTAATGCCAAAGTTTGAACCACCCGCGCCCCCTGCGCCCACTACTACTGTATAGCTATTTCCGGGTGCGACACTTATGTCGTTCTTCCATCCCAGCGCCCCGCCAGCGCCACCACCGCTGGAAGTTGCAGCGCCAGCGCCCACGACAACCGCACACACAGACGTAACATCGTCAGGGCATACCCAAGAAAAAGTGCCCGCTGTTGTAAACGCCGCTTGACCTACAGGCCCCCCAATGGCAGCCATCAAGCTCCTGCGGTGCATCATGATACAACCCCAGTTTCAGTCAGAATGTATGTCGTGGTGCCGGAAACCGTGCTGGCACGTAGCGTGTACTCTTTGGTTTCGTTTAGCGCTGGGGCTGCTGGGATTGCACCGTCGATTGCCTCAATGCCAGCCCAGAACGTCAACGTATAAGCCGTTGCGCCCTGCGTAATCCGTAGCGTTTTGGTGGTGGTGTAACCGTTGGCGGGTGGGTTGCTTACGGTAAACGTGGTGTTGCCCGTTGTGGTCAAACGAAACTCACCGCCCGCCGATAAATCAACAGCCGGGGTTGTACCCGTTAGGCTAATAACAGCATCGTCATATGACGTGGATTTAGCTAGGCCAGCGAACGTAGTCACACCACTTGCGGCGGTTGTGACAACCTTACTCGCTTCAGATGTGCCTAATGTCGTGATGTCATTGTAGTTTAACTCAGCCGCCGTTGACGTCACCCCGTCAAGGATATTCAACTCAGCCGTTGTGGCTGTGATGTCAGCAAGAGCGTTTAACGCCGCCGCCGTTGTTGTGACCGTTGTGCCTGCAATCTTTAAGGCCGAAAGGTTTGGCGCGATTGCTGTTGTGCCGTCCAGCAAATCGTCAAGCGTGTCAAGCGTGGTGTTTATTTTCGCTCCCCACGAATCCTCACTGGCCCCGACTTCCGGCTTAACAAGTGAGTAAGTTGTCGTTAACGTGTCAGCCATGTCGGCCCCCTTATTTTATAGAACAATGCCACAATTGCGGCGAATTATCAATCTAATCTTAGTAATGGCTAACCATCCAGAATCGTGATTATGTTATCGCCGCTGTTGCCAACGATTTGGACCGAATAGCCTTCGTCCACAAACACAGTTATATTTTCTATAACGGCACCTTGATCCAGTCCGAAGGCTTCATTGTCAGCCCCGCCGGTCATGTCATACGCACCGTTGCCATATACTTGCACTGTGTCTGTGCCGCCCGTGTCTGCGATAAACAAACGATCAGATGCGGTGATACCGTAAACGGTATCACCCGCGTTGATCTGCTCAGGTCGTCCATACAGTTCCCATATTGCTAGGTGGTCGGCTTCTTGCGGGTTTAGTGGTGTCCGGTCGCCTTTGACATAAGACATAACTGTTACGTCTGTGCTGTCCTCTGCAAAAATAGGTCCGCCCTCTGCACCGTTGTAGGGTCCGGGATGCCCCAGCCCCAAAGCGTGACCAATCTCGTGCATCCAGTTTTGCACCCTGACATCTTGAGTTTCGAATTGGTAAAACGCGGATTGAACCACGTCCGCCGACCAGATTTCCCCATCGTCACGAATGTCAAAATACGTCTGCGATAAAATATCTTTCCTGAATGTCATACGGGCGGCACCGTCCGTTTCCACGAACGATACGTTGCTGATTTTAGACCATTCAGTCATGGCCATGTTAACAAACTCTATGTCTGTCGGGCCAAGTTTCTGGACGTTGTATGTGATAGCGTTGTCCGAAAAAGACCGCCGCGCACCGTTAAAGAAGCCATCAACTAGGTAATCCGCTATGCGTTGGGTCATTGCGAGTTCCCCTTTGATTTATTATTAAAGATGCTCCAACCGCAGGCACAAGAGGTCAAGCTGGTCAAAAGGTCCTTGGCACACCAAGGGCAACAACGCTTCATTGCGCCGCCGCCACCGCCGCTTGCACCTCGGTCATGTCCTCCGTGGTCCAGTAATCCTTTTCAAGCATTGCAGAAAGGTGTCCCGCATTGCGCTCAAGGCAATCTTGGCGCTCGGCCTCAGTAGCGTCGGACATTTGGGTCCCAGCAACAATACCATTGATTAGATTTACAGATTCACCCATTGCGCGATAGTTTTGTGCAATCTGTTCTACAGTGGTGTCATTTGTCATGATTTTGGTTCCAGTTGTGCTTTGAGGGTTTCGATTTCTGCGGTTAGTTCTTGAACGGCTTTGACAAGAATAGGTATCAGGTTGCTCTCTTTGAGCTTCAGGCTTTCTGGGTCCTCATTGTCAACCAAAACAGGGTTGTCACCTTCAAGTGCCAGAATGTCTTGGGCCAAGAAACCATAGCGCTTGATACCATCGGCGGGGCCTTCGCGACCACCAACCTTGAATTGGTATTCAGTCGGTTTAAGGGCGTTCACAAAGTCCAGACCATGAGGGACTGGCGCGAGCTCGGTCTTGTCGCGTTCGTCCGATACAACCGTCCAAGCGACTTGCACGTATGCGTTCGTTACAGAAGTGTGACCAGCAACCAGCCGGTTATTTTGTGTCGTCGTGTCAAAAACAGGGGCATAAGCCCCAGCGGAAGTTCTTACTCCAAAGCCTATGTTGCCCGACCCTGTAGTGTTGTTTTTTAGTGCTTGATAACCATTTGCAGTGTTGTCGTTACCTTCGGTGTTGGCAATTAGTGCGTCTCGACCGTTTGCAGTGTTGCCGTTACCTTCGGTGTTGGCCTTTAGTGCTTGAAATCCGTTTGCAGTGTTGCTGTTACCAATAGTGTTCTTTTGTAATGCCTGCAGGCCATTCGCTACGTTGGCGTTGCCACTAACGTTGTCCTGTAGTGCTTGATAACCGGTAGCCGTGTTGTTAGCGCCTGTAGTGTTTAGATTTAGGGCTTGGGCACCATTGGCCGTGTTGTTGCTGCCAGTTGTGTTGTTTTCCAGCGCCTTGAAGCCAGCGGCTACATTGTTAGCGCCTGTGGTGTTGCTAACTAGGGCGGATGCCCCAACAGCGGTATTTGTAGAAACGCCCCCCGCACCACGGCCTAAATCAACCCCGTTAAACTCCGCGTCGGCTGTGGTTGTAAGACCTGTAAACGTGGGGCTGTCACCCGTACCAAGTCCCATGTTTGTTCGAGCGGCTGAAACGTCAAGCAAGTCTGAGAGGTTGTTACCTTTGAGCAAGCAACCAGCCAAGCCGCTTGAACTGCCGCCCTGCACGCCGATGGTGTATTCCCTAAACTCTGTTAGGGTTGTGCCGCCTGTGTTAGTTGCAGTTTGGCCAATGATCCACCAACCAAAGAATGTTGCGTTGATAAGGCGTTCGTTTAGGATGTAATCCTCTATCAACAATCCAGCGCGGGCTAATACGATGTTGGCGTAGTTGCCTTGCCCGTACTGTATCGCAAACTGTCCGTTGCTAAACCTGTAAAGCCTATGCGCAACAAAGGTTCCAGAACCCAATGCCGTAATGCTGCCAGCGTTGTCCCAAGACTGCACAAGGTTTGTTTCGTCGCCAACAATAGCTGATCGTTCTAGCAAGCTGTAGGTAACATTTGCAGCGGCGTCTAGGCTTATGAGGTTTGGGTTGTTAATGTCCCCCGTGCCGCCAAACTCCATGATAGTTCCAGCCGCCACATCGAAGCCTAAATCCGCAGCCCTGCCCGTGATGGTTTGACCGCCCTTAAATGGAACTCCTTGCTCAAGGAGGGCTTTGTATAAATCCCGAATGCTGTTCGCGTAATGGCCGATTGGATTGGCTAGAAACTCAAACCCCAGGATAGTCTCTGCTACCGTGTCTACAGCAATACGCATGGTAAACATCTTGCGCGACCAGTCTTGGCGAGTCGGAATAGATGTCTGTTGCTGTAGACTACCAGTGTTATCAATGTAAACGTAAGTCGATGGTGCAGTTAAGGTCGCGACTGTGATACCTGTTGCACCTGCGTAAGATATTGGAAAATACCCTTGGTCGCTGTAAATCTCACCTTGAACAGCAGGTTGTGCAAAGGTTGTTCCACCTACTGCGGCTGTGGACACATATGTGCTTGTGAAGCCTGTGCCTCTCGCCCTCAATAGAGCGCTATCCACACCCTCGGCAAAGGTCTGCAAGTTGGTGGTGTCAGAAACAACCAGACTGGTATTGTCAAGCGTCATGCTGCCAATGCCAAAGGTGGGCGTTGCGCCGCTTACTACGCTTTGGTCAAGAGCCTTGATGTCTGCAATCGAAGTCAGTTCCGAATCCATCAAAGCGCCAGCAGCCGAGACGGTGGTTGAGTTTACAGATAGAACAGCAGCCAATGCCGCCGCCGATGCCGCGCTTGCCGCCGCGCTCGCCGCGTCTATGCTTGCCGCTGCTGCAGCCTCAACCGTTTGGCCTGCCAATTCCGCCACGTTATCAGTTGTGACAACGCCGTCCATGCCCGCCGATTGCGTGTAAGTTGTGCCATCAATTGCAGTGGCCGTGTAAGTTGTATCAACCATCTGTATTTCGTCCAATCTGTCTTGGGATACCCATGCGCATCGTGCCAATGCTTTTGGCTGATTTGCTTTCCGCGTTTAATGAATCAACAGCCGACTGGTAAAGCGCCGCCCAGATTGGCAACCTAGAATCATCCTTGAGGTAGGGTGCGGATTGGCTTAGAGCGCCATACAGCAGCACGTCAGGCGCGTCTAACAGCAACCAATTTGACGTGTTATCGTCGGCCAGCGCGGGGATGCGGCCACGATACAAAAGGGACACGTTGTAGGCTTGGTCCGGCGTTGGGTATATCTCAAACTGTCCGGCGGTAAGCCGTACACTGGTAGGCTTGCCCGCCACGTAGTTTACACCGCCGCGCCGCTCGTGCATTTCGGTTGCGGCCATTGTCATAATGCGCCCGCCGTCAACGTGCTGCAAAGACATGCCCTCAATAAAGTCGTTGGGAATAAGCTCAAACTGCTCGTTAAATACTGCAGTGACGCGCTTTTCTTGCTTCCAGTGCGCAAGGTCGCGGGAGATACGCGCCTCGGCTAGTGCGATGAATGTGGGGATTGATGCCGTGAGGTCCTGC